GGTGTAAGGAGCTAAATCATGGCTATTTCACGCGCACAACTACTGAAAGAACTGCTCCCGGGCCTGAACGCTTTGTTTGGTTTGGAGTACAAGAAGTACGGCGAAGAGCACAAAGAGATTTTCGAGACCGAAACCTCTGAGCGTTCTTTTGAAGAAGAGACCAAGTTGTCTGGCTTCAGTGCCGCTCCAGTGAAGAACGAAGGTTCTGCATTGGCGTACGACAACGCGCAAGAAGCGTGGACTGCACGTTACGTGCACGAAACCATTGCAATGGGCTTCTCTCTGACCGAAGAAGCTATCGAAGACAACTTGTATGACTCGTTGTCCGCTCGATACACCAAAGCTCTGGCTCGCGCCATGGCTTACACCAAGCAGGTTAAAGCCGCTTCGATCCTGAACACTGCCTTTGCTGGCGGCCCCACCTACGGTGACGGTCAAGTTCTGTGCTCGACAGCCCACCCTCTGGTGTCTGGTGGTGTTAACAGCAACCGTCCTACTGTCGCTGCCGACTTGAATGAGACTTCCTTGGAAGCCGCTGTCATTCAGATCGCTGCATGGACAGATGAACGTGGCCTGTTGATCGCTGCTCAGCCTAAGAAACTGATCGTGCCCCCAAGCCTGCAATTCGTTGCAACCCGCCTGTTGGAAACCGAACTCCGCGTCGGTACTGCTGATAACGACATCAACGCGATCAAGAACAACAGTTCTATCCGCGAAGGTTACGCTATCAACCACTATCTGACAGACACCAACGCATGGTTCTTGATGACTGACGTGCCTAACGGCCTGAAGCACTTTGTCCGTAGCCCATTGCAAAATGGTATGGACGCTGACTTTGATACCGGCAACAGCCGTTACAAGGCCCGCGAGCGTTACAGCTTCGGCGTGTCTGACCCTCTGGGTATCTTCGGTTCCCCCGGCGCGTAAGCACTGGTTGAATAAAGAAAGGGGCTTCGGCCCCTTTTTTATTGCGTGCAAAATCTATTTGAGTTATATTGCAAGCACTCCGGGTCTTCCGGTGTATCAGACAGTCCCGGCTGACGACATGCAGACTGATACGCCTAACTTGCATGTAAGGAACCAATCATGGCATTGACCACATTCTCCGGCCCAGTCTCTTCCCTCAATGGCTTTATCGGTGGTACGGCCACCAGTCCCATTGTGGAAACAACTGCTGGCAACGTATCTGAGTTCTACGCTACAACTTCCGCCGCTACTGGTGATACCCGCCTGTCGTACAACCGATTGGTCTTTACCTCTACGGGTTCCGGCGAGACTATCCGTGCTTTGACTCAGGTTACAGGCGCCGGTGGCGCTACAGGCGGCACGATCAACGGTGCTCACGTTAGCTTGAGCGTTAACGGTTCGGGCACTATTTCTGGTGCAGGTAACGCTCTTCGCGCTACTTTGGGTGGTACTTCTACAAACCCCGGCGGCACATTGGCGGCTATTCAGGCCGACTCTAATTTTGCTTCCGGTGGCACTTGGACCAATGCTTCATTCATTCGCTTCACAAACAGTGGTTCAGGCACTGTTGCAAACTTGATGAATATCCCCGCAGCTTTGTTTGTAACTAGCACCGCCACCATTGCTAAGACTGTCAAAGTCATAGCATCTGACGGCACTCCTTACTACTTGATGTGCTCTAGCGCGGCTTAATATGCAGATCACCAAGGAATTCTTGGAATCTGAGATACGTGACCTTGAGGTTGAAGCACAGAAAGCTCAAATTTTTCTGGCTCAGGCTCAAGCCACTATCCAAGCATACAAGATGCTTATTAACAGATTAGATGCACCAGAAACGGAGCAACAAAATGGCGATGCAAACTGATGTACTGTTGACGCAGCCGCTAGGCACGTCAAACACCTTTAAGACGCAGAGTGGCGCAGTTCTGGGGCCTTGTCGCATTAAAGCGATCTACGGTACTTCCGCCGCTTTAGCTGGCACGGTTGTACTGTATGACGGTACTAGCGCTGCGGGAAAACCTATTGGTACGATCAGCACACCGACAGCCTTAAATGGCGGTACGTACTACATTTTGATGCCGGGTGAAGGCATACTGGCACGTACAGGTGTATACGCAACTATCACCAATGTCGATTCCGCCATGGTGATTTATGGCTAAAGCACCTGCCCCCAAGAAGAAAGGTCCGTCCCTTGCGGTTGGCCGTGGCGAAAAGCTGCCGGTCTCCAAGGGTGCGGGCCTGACTGCAAAGGGGCGAGCCAAATACAACCGGGAAACTGGCAGCAACCTCAAGGCTCCGCAGCCACAGGGCGGGGCTCGCAAGGACTCGTTCTGCGCACGTATGAGCGGTATGCCGGGGCCAATGAAAGACGAGAAGGGCAAGCCTACCCGCAAGGCGGCTTCCCTCGCAAGGTGGAAGTGCTGACATGGAACTGATGGTATGGAACGTAATTCTGTCCTTTGTAGCCGCACTGATCCTCATGTGGGTCAAGGGTGTACACGAAGAACTCAAGCGTGTTCAAATTTTGCTCAACAAGACTCGGGAAGAGATGCCCAAGGAATACGTGACGAAGGCCGATGTCCACAACGACATGAACCGCGTCATCCAACGCCTTGATCGTCTTGATGCCAAGCTCGATGAGTTTATGAAGGAGCAAAGAAGTGCCCTCGGTTAGCCCAAAACAAAAGCGGTTTATGGATGCAGCGGCGCACAACCCTGCATTCGCCAAAAAAGTCGGTGTACCTACCAAGGTCGCCAAAGAGTTTAGTGAGGCCGACAAAGGCCGCAAATTTGCGAAAGGTGGCGATATGAAGCATGAAGATGTCAAGATGGACAAAGCCATGATGCAGAAGGCCGTGAACAAACACGAAAGCCGTTTGCACAAGGGTAAGCCCATGACCAAGTTGGCCAAGGGTGGCAGTGTCACTCGCGGTGATGGATGTGTGGCCAAAGGTCACACCAAGGGTAAGATGATTGCCATGTCCGGTGGCGGTAAATGTTAAGGAGTCAACATGAAAAAACGTAAATTCGCTGACGGCGGTATTTTCCGCGAGGGTATGGAAGTACCTCAAGACATCGACGGTGGGTCTGCGCCCATGAAAAGGCCAATGCCTAAGCCCCCTATGGCCATGAAAAAGCCTATGCCCAAGAAGCCTATGATGCCTATGGCTCCCAAGCCCCGTGGCGTACCTTCTGAAGCACCTACGATGCCCGGCATGAAAAAGGGTGGCGCTGTAGCCTCCACTTCCAAGCGTGGCGACGGTATTGCTACAAAAGGCAAAACCAAGGGCACTATGGTTGCAATGAATCGCGGCGGTAAGTGCTGATATGAGAGCAAGTCGCGGTATGGGTGCTATCAACCCAGACAAAATGCCCAAAGCCAAGGTGAAGAAGCGCCGTGACAACACGGATTTCACCGAGGATGGGCAGGTGCGCCAGCGCCGCGACAACACGGACTTTCTTGAGTTTGCCGAGGGTGGAAAAGTGGGGCTGTATGCCAACATCAACGCCAAACGTGCTCGTGGTGCGAAAATGCGCAAACCGGGCCAAAAAGGCGCGCCTACCGCGCAGGCTTTTATTGACTCTGCCAAAACAGCAAAGAAATAAACCATGAGCACTTCAGGCACCTCCGGCTTCAACCTCGAATTCACAGAGATCGCTGAGGAATCGTGGGAGCGTGCTGGCCGCGAGATGCGTACAGGCTATGACCTACGCACCGCACGTCGCTCCATGAATCTGATGACCATTGAATGGCAGAACCGTGGCATCAACATGTGGACGATTGAGCAAGGGGTGATCAACCTCGTGCAAGGCGTTAACACCTACGCACTGCCCAACGACACCATTGATCTGCTGGAGCATGTCATCCGTACCGGCGCTGGTAATGTGTCTACGCAGTCAGACCTCTCAATCACACGCATTAGTGTTTCTACGTACGCAACGATCCCAAACAAGTTACAACAAGCACGCCCAATCCAAGTTTGGATTCAGCGCATGTCGGGCCAAGAAAGCCTGACTGCTGGCTTGCTGTCGTCCACGATCAACTCAACTGCTACCACGATCACCCTGAGTGACGTGACGGCGTTGCCAGCGGCGGGTTTTATCCGTCTGGACAGCGAAGTCATCAGCTACGGCTACATCACGACTGTTGTGGGTAGCACGCAAGGGACGCTCTCTAACTGTGGCCGTGGCCAACAAGCCACTTTCCCTGCCGCGCATACTGCCGGGGCTTCAGTTTATTGGCCCCAAGTGCCTGCTGTAACCGTCTGGCCAACCCCAGATCAAGGTACCGCAGCCGCGCCCTACTACCAGCTTGCTTACTGGCGTATGCGCCGTATTCAGGATGCTGGGGCGGGTGTTGAGACCGCAGACATGAATTTCCGCTTTTTGCCCTGCGTAGCGGCTGGTTTGGCCTATCACATTGCTATGAAGGTGCCTGAACTCGCACCACGCATTCCGATGCTGAAGGCCGCATACGACGAGCAATTTGACTTGGCCGCAGGAGAAGACAGAGAAAAGGCAGCGATCCGGTTTGTGCCGCGTCGCTCCTACATTGGGGGTGGCTGATGGGTAACCGTTTTGCCTCCGGCAAGATTGCGATTGCAATTTGTGACCGTTGTGGGTTTCGATTTCGTTTGCGCGAATTGCGCACGCTGATCGTTAAAACCAAACAGGTCAACATACTGGTTTGCAAGAACTGTTGGGAACCTGATCAACCCCAGTTGCAATTGGGCATGTACCCTGTGGATGACCCGCAAGCGTTGCGCAACCCACGGAACGATAATACGTACTACCAGTCTGGTACGTTGGCGGATGGTGGAATTGGCGGGGGGAGTCGAAACATCCAGTGGGGGTGGAACCCTGTGGGGATGGCTCAAAGTTTTGATTCTGCGCTCACACCAAATAACTTGGTTGGAGTCGGACAAGTTGGTACAGTAGCGGTTGTGATTACATAAGGAGTTCAAAATGGCTTTTACAAAATCTGCCGATGGTATTGCCAAAAAAGGCAAAACTGAGGGTAAAAACCTTGGCAATAGCGGCCCTGCGGTTGGCATCCAAGCCGGTGGCAAACCCAGCAAGAGTGGCGGCGGCAAAACCAATGCCGACATGAAAGCCATGGGCCGTAACTTGGCAAAAATTGCAGCACAAAAGCGAGGCTAATCATGGCTACATACAGCAAGAAAATGATGGGCAAAGAAGTTGGCGCTGCCAGCGTCTACGCCAAGCCGCACACGATGTCCGGTAAACCTGTCAAGCTGACAAGCAACCCCGGCAGTGGCCCAGACCACAGCAAAGCTGACACCGTGAACATGTCTGCTGGAAACATCTACAAACGCGATGATGCTGGCCCAAAAACCAGCGGTATCGTCGTGCGTGGTGGCAAGGCTCAGACCAAAGGCAAGATGGCCCGTGGCCCCATGGCATAAGAGGTAGCGCATGAACTACGCCGACTTGTGTATCAACATCCAAGACATCTGCGAGAACGAGTTTTCTGCGCAGGCGTTAGCTATGTTCACCGAGCAGGCTGAGCAGAAGATTTACAACACGGTGCAGATTCCTGCAATTCGCAAGAACGTAACAGGGGCGATGACGGCTGGTAATAAGTACCTCCAGATTCCCTCTGACTTTTTATACGTTTACTCGTTGGCCGTGATCATGTCCGATGGTGAGTATCACTACCTGATTGACAAGGACGTGAACTTTATTCGTGAAGCGTACCCACGGGACGTAACTGCCACGCGCAAGACCCCTAGGTATTACGCCATCTTCGATGCCTCTGCGTTCATCGTCGGCCCCACGCCCGATCAATCGTACAGCGCAGAGTTACACTACGGCTATTACCCTGAGTCCATCGTCACAGCAGGCACTACGTGGCTGGGCACTGAGTTCGATTCCGCACTCCTGAACGGCGCACTGATTGAGGCCATCCGCTTCATGAAGGGTGAGCCTGACTTGATTGCGGTCTACGAAAAGTTGTATGTTCAGGCAATTGGCCTCTTGAAAAATCTGGGCGATGGTAAGTTACGTACCGATACGTATCGAACTGTTCAAGTCCGCAACCCCGTTAGTTAAGGAGTAAGAAATGGCAATCACACAAGCAATGGCTACGTCGTTCAAAGTTGGCATCCTCGATGGGGAGTTTGACTTTGGCTCTGGCACATCTCAAGTTTTTAAAATTGCACTGTTCACGTCAGCGGCTACGTTGGGCGCGGCTACGACTGCATATAGCACGTCCGACGAAGTTGTTGGTGCCGGATACACCGCAGGTGGTAACACGCTTGTCGTCAGTCAGGTTCCGACATCGACGGGCACCACAGCGTTCCTTGATTTTTCTGACACCACATGGACGACTGCCACGATCACTGCGCGAGGCGCATTGATCTACTTGGCCAACGGCGGAACTAATCCTGCGGTTGCCGTGTTGGACTTTGGCAGTGACAAGACTTCTACCGCTGGCAATTTCACTATTCAGTTCCCTGCCGCAGACGCGACCAACGCGATTTTGCGTATCGCCTAACGGTGAGTAGGTGGCTGATGCAACGGTAGCCTTTGAAGGTTGGGGTGCTTCCGGCGTTGCTTGGGGCTCCCAAGGATGGGGTGTTGGCCATTCAGATGTAACTGCTACCGGCGCAGTTGGTACAGTTTCGGTCAGTTTAGGCATAACTGTACTTCCTTCTGGCGTTGAAGCCACCGGGCAGGTAGGCACGGTTGCCGTAACCACGACCGCAAACGTCTTTCCCACGGGTGTAGAGGCTATAGGGGCTGTTGGTACAGTAGTAGTGGTGGCGGAGGCCACTGTCTCCCCAACAGGTGTCGAAGCCACAGGGCAGGTAGGTACCGCCACAGTCACCGCAAGCGCAAACGTCTTTCCCTCTGGCCTTGAAGCCACCGGGCAAGTAGGCACAGTTGCCGTTGCCGCCGATGCAAATGTGTCTGCAACGGGTGTAGAGGCCACTGGCGCAATTGGAACGGTTACTGTTGTGGCCACCGCTGTGGTTTTTCCCACAGGCGTTGAAGCAACCGGCGCAGTAGGTACCACCACGGTTACCGGCGATGCAAACGTATACCCCTCTGGTCTTGAAGCCACTGGCCAAGTCGGTACTGTGGTGGTGCAGGCAGATGCAGTTGTCCAAGTTACAGGGGTTGATGGCACAACGCAGCTTGGCACCGTAACAGTTACGGGGAGTGCCAACATCCCCCTCATAGGCGTTGAAGCGACCGGTGAGGTCGGTACCGTTGTTATTATTGGTGAAGCGGTTGTTACTCCCGCTGGTGTATCCGCCACGGGTCAACTAGGTATTGTCACAGTCACGGGCACAGCCAATGTATTTCCTTCGGGCCTTGAGGCCACTGGCGCGGTTGGAACAGTCTTCGTTTCCCTGTCAATCATTGTTTCGGCCACGGGTGTTTCTGGCACGATGCAGCTTGGCACTGTGGCGGTTTCTGCGGGCGCAACGGCTACTCCAACTGGAGTTTCTGCCACGGGTGAGATAGGACAAGTAAATGTTTGGGGCCAAATAGATGACGGACAGTCAGCAAACTGGCAAAATATCAACGATGCTCAGGCAGCCGTATGGACTGCTGTGGGTGATACGCAAACTGCGGGCTGGCAACAAGTTGTCACATAAGAGGGTAAACAGATGACCACACAATACACACCAACGCTGAAATTGGCGCTCCCCGTTACCGGTGAACTCTCGGGTACGTGGGGAGATACCGTCAACGACAACATCACTTCGATGATTGAGCAAGCCATTGCGGGTCTCGCAACGATCAACACTTGGACTGCCAACGCCCACGTGCTGACTACAGCCAATGGCACGACCTCTGAATCGCGTTGCGCCATGCTCGTTGCGGCTGACGGCGCTGGAGGTACGGCCCTCACGGCTGCGGGCAACATTGTCTGCCCCGACGCAGCCAAGTTGTACGTGCTTAGAAACAACTCAACGTACGCCATCACACTCAAGACCTCCGCTGGTTCCGGTGTGGCCGTTCCCGCTGGCCAGACCGCCTTCTTGTTCTGCGACGGCACCAACGTCAACGCTTGCGTGACGACCATCGTCAATGGCAATGTGTCTGGTAACTTGTCTGTCAATGGCAACCTGACTGTAGACGGCAACACGACGCTGGGTAATGCAACAAGCGACACTATTACCGCCACAGGGCGGTTCAACACCGACCTGCTGCCCTCGACTGACAACGCTCGGGATTTGGGTTCGGCTGCTAATGCGTGGAGAGACTTGTTCGTTGATGGCACTGCAACAATTGCCACTCTCAATGCCACCACGATTGACACGACCAACATCGAAGTAACAAACATCAAGGCCAAGGATGGTACAGCGGCAATTGTTCTGGCGGATAGCACCGGCGTAGCGACTATCAACGCTGCCCCCATCCTGACAGCCCTGACCGCCTCGCAGGCGGTGTTTACGGACGGCTCCAAGGCGCTTGTATCCAACGCCATCACGGGTACTGGCAACGTGGTCATGTCCACAAGCCCAACGCTTGTAACTCCTGCACTTGGCACTCCCTCTTCTGGCACGGTGACAAACCTGACTGGTACGGCCTCCATCAACATCAACGGCACTGTAGGAGCCACCACAGCCAACACTGGCGCGTTCACTACGCTGACGGCCAGCACAAACATCAATTCCACTCGCATCAACCCACGCACATCAACAGTCGCCGACACCGCCACGCTGACGCCGGACATTTCTACTAATGACCAGTTCAACCTGACCGCGCAGGCGCAGGCACTGACAGTCGCTGCACCCAATGGAACCCCGGTAGATGGCAACAAGTTGATCATCCGCATCTTGGACAACGGTGTTGCCCGTGCCATTACTTGGAACGCCACGTACACTGTGATTGGCACAACTTTGCCGACTACCACAACCGCCAGCAAGATGCTCTATGTTGGTTGCATTTACAACTCGACAAACACCCGCTGGGATGTTGTTGCCGTAACAACTCAAGTGTAAGGAGCAATCATGCAGATCATTTTCAAATTCGACACCCCGTTTGGCTCGTTCTGCGATGCTTTGAACCTGCCGGATGACCACGGTTTGACTGATGAGCAGTTGGAAGCCATGAAGCAAGAGCGCCTGACCAACTGGCTTGCGGCGGTCAACCCTTCGCCTGAGCAGATTGAAGCTGCACAGGTTGATGCTCCTGTTGAGGAGGTCTAAATGGCTGCAAGATATTGGGTTGGCGGGACAAACAGTTGGAACGGCACAGCCGGAACAAAGTGGGCGTTAACTGATGGCGGGGCAGGTGGTCAACCCATTCCCGGCCCATTAGACACAGTGTTTTTTACTGCCCTGTCTGGTGCGGTAACTGTTACGTGGTTTGGCGCATCTACTACGGTGGTAAGCATTAACAGCACAGGTTTTACAGGAACTCACGCTACCAATGGACAAAATAAAACACTTAATGGCACAGGTACGGTCTGGACTTCTCCTGCTGGCTGCACAATCACGGGTGCGCCGACACTGACGGTTAACTCAACAGGTGCAACTGCTATAACGGTGATCTGCAATCACGCAAGCCCCAGCGCCACAAACGCGCCAAATTTTAACTTTACCAGCGGCACTTATGCGCTGACTTGTAGTGGTAATGGGTGGAGAAATATAACATTTACTGGTTTTGCGGGAAGTATTACTGGTGGAACTAACCCAACGAGTTATGGAAACATTACCTTGTCCACGGGGGGTACGTTCACCGCTCATGGCCCAACTATGGCCGCAACAGGGACTTTTACAAGCCTTGGAAAAACGATTGCAGGTATAACAGTTAATGCTGTTGGGGGCACAATTACGCTTGCGGATGCAATGACAGCAAGTAACATCACCACACTGACTGCTGGCACACTTGCTCTTGCCGGATTCACTTTAAGCACTAGCATCTTTAGTTCAAGCAACAGCAACACCCGCGCAATTACTTTTGGCGCTGGAAACATTGCCTTGACTAGCACTGCCGCAGCAGCGACCGTGTTGAGCATGGCTACGGCTACCAACTTTACATTTACGGGTACTGGAGGTTTTACTCGCAATCAAGCTGCAACTGCAACTGTAGTTTTTGGAACTACGGGTGGCACAATTTCTAACGCTCCTAACTTGACGGTAGATGCTGGTGCAAGTGCTTTAACAATTACATCCTTTTCGTGGTTTAAAAACCTTAGCTTCACAGGCTCCACTTGTACGGTTTCGAATGCTGTCAACATGGCAGGCGACCTGACGCTTGCCTCTGGGGGCACCTATACAAATCTTTCCCCTAGATTTCTTGTAAGTACGACATTCGCAAGCCTAGGCAAAACACTTTACTCCACCACAGTCAATGGTGCTGGTATTACCGTCACACTTGCTGATGCACTGACGATAAGTACTGGTGCGACTTTTACTCTTACTCAAGGCACTATTGATCTTGCCGGGTTTACTCTTTCTGCAAATCGACTTGAGTCAAGTAACAGCAATGTCCGTAGCATAAATTTTGGAACCGACGGCAGTATTGTATTAACCACCGGGGTTGCCAATGAGTTGGTGCTGATGAATACAGCCACTAACTTTACAAAGTCGGGCACAGGAGGTATTACCCTACCGGGCACTTTAAGCATTGCAAGTTACAACTTTGGAACATTTGGAGGAGCAACCAGTTCAAATGTGATGGATTTGACCGTTTCAATATCGAGCGCAGGACAACTCGATTTTCCTTCTGGCTCTCATGTTAGAAGCATTAACTGCACCGGTGGTTTGGCTTTTCTAAATACTATCAGCGGCACTACTAATCTATACGGCAATCTGACTTTAGCTTCTGGTGGTACTTACACCACGTTTTCCTCAACATTCCTTGCTTCTGGCACGATTACAAGCGCGGGCAAAACACTAGGCAACACAACAATTAACGGTTCCGGTATTACCGCCACACTTGCTGATGCACTGACATTAGGGTCTACCAGAACACTCACTCTCACTGAGGGCACTTTTACCGCTGCAAACTTTAATGTAACGACAGGTTCTTTTTCTTCCAGCAACAGCAACACCCGTACCTTGAACATGGGCAGTGGTACTTGGACAATTTCTGGTTCTGGCGCAACCGCATGGAACACAGCCACCACAACTGGTATGACGCTTAACGCAAGTACGTCCACGATAACCATGACAAGCGGATTGTCAAAGACTTTTGCTGGCGGTGGCTTGACCTACTACAACCTTAACATGGGCAGTACAGGATCATCAACCTTGACCATCAGCGGTTCAAATACCTTTAACAACATCACCAATACTTTAGCGGGCGCTTCGCTAATCTTCACTGTTGGTACGACACAAACCGTATCTAATTTTGATTTTGCTGGCACGGGTGCCACGGCGGGCACCCGTGCCACCATTAACAGCAGCAGCACCGGTTCTCAGTTTACTTTGTCAAAGGCTTCCGGTACGGTCAACGCGCAGTTTCTGTCAATACGAGACAGCAATGCTACAGGTGGGGCAAATTGGTATGCCACAAACAGCACCAATGTAAGCAACAACACCGGCTGGATTTTTAACAATCCTAACGGCATGTTTGAAATGTTTATGTGAGGATAGATTATGAAATTGTCAAACCCACCGAAAACGCTGTCCGACGGCTCAATAGAGCCTGCCCACGATGTGGAGGCCGTGTGCCTGCACTGCGGGTATGATTTGGACGCGGCAGAAATTGCCGCTGATACCTGCGCCGATTGCGGTAAACCATTGGAGTTGAAGCAAGACGTGGCCATCCAAGTGACAACCCTGCCGCCCATGTTCGGCGGTACGATGTAGGAAACTTCATGCCGATCCCTGCGTTTCTCGTCCCACTTCTTGGCCAAGGTCTCAACCTGCTGGCCAATGCCGCCATGGCAAAGGGTAAGGAATGGGTGGAAGAAAAGACCGGCGTAAAACTGGAGCCCGACATGTCCGATAAAGACTTGTTGGCGCTTCGCCAGTATGAGATGGATCACGAGGAAGAACTCTTGCGTATCCGCCTTGAGCACAATAAACTTGACTTACAGGCGTTTGAACTGGAAGTTAAAGACCGCGACAGTGCACGAGAGCGTGATGCGTGGTTCGTAAAAATGGGTAGCCACAACTACCGTGCGGACTTTATGTTCTTCTTGGCCGTGTGCATGATTGCAGCCCTTGTCTACATTGTGTGGAAAGACTCTTCGATCAACGAATACGTCAAAGGTATCTTTACCCTCGTGCTAGGGCGGTTTCTTGGATACCTCGACAACATCTATAACTTTGAGTTTGGCACTACGCGGGGCTCAAAAAACAAAGACGAGACAATCAAGAACCTGAGCGGGGGTGGGCAATGAGTCTCGTCGTTGAACAGTGGGCGTTTCTTCAGGACGTGTGCAAGTTGCTGGAGAAGGCCAAGGAACTTGGCTTTGTTGTCACAGGAGGTGAGTTGTTTCGCACCGTCGAGCAGCAGCAGATTCACTTTAAGGCTGGCCGCTCCAAGACTCTAAATTCGGCGCACATGAAACGCTGCGCCATCGACTTCAACTTCTTTAAAGACGATAAACTCATCTGGGACAAAGCTACGATTGAGCCACTGGGCGTGTACTGGGAATCGCTAAATCCTAAGAACCGCTGGGGCGGAAACTTTAGGTCGCTGGTCGATGTCCCCCATTTTGAACGGAACGTGTAATCATGCCACTGAAAAAACTACTGCTCAAAGCCGGTGTAAACCGTGAGAACACGCGATATACCAACGAAGGGGGCTGGTACGAGAGCGAGAAAGTTCGCTTTCGTCAGGGCACGCCCGAAAAGATCGGTGGTTGGACGCGCATATCTGGAGCGTTTTTCCTTGGTATCTGCCGCTCACTATGGAGTTGGGCTACGCTATCCGGCGATGTTTATGTTGGTGTAGGTACAAACCTGAAGTTTTACATCGAAAAAGGTGGCGCGTACAACGACGTTACACCAATCCGTGAGTCATCGTCGCTTACAGACCCATATGAAACTTTTATTGGTTCTCCCATTGTAGAAGTTACTGATGCGGGAAGCGCGTATAGCGACGGAGACTACGTGTACCTGTACCCCGCAAGGACAGTAAACGCCACCACAATCTTTGGGCAGTACCAGCTTACCGTGTCTGGCGTGGGTAAGTACACGATAGACACCGGCACCCCCGCAAGTGCGGACGGCTCTGCGCTTGGTGGTTCGGTTGAGGCGCTATACCAAATTAGCACCGGCCCTGCGTACGTCACCCCGGTGATTGGCTGGGGCGCTGGCCCGTGGGGTGCTGGCGAATGGGGTATCGGCGTGTCTTCGGATGAAGCAATCCGCTTGTGGAGCCAACAAAACTTTGGAGAAGACTTGATCTTCGGCCCAGCAGGGGGCCAGATTTATTATTGGGATGCGTCAGTGACTTTATCCGGGGATACAGTTACTGCGTCGGTAGCAAGTCCTACGGTAATCACCGCCAGTGCAGCGTATCCAAACGGTATGCCAATTCGTATTGTGCCAAGCGAAACTGCCACCATGCCTACGGGTATTACGGCGGGCGAACTGTATTACGTACGCAACGCAACGAGCAATACGTTTAACATCTCGTTAACTCCTACAGGGGCACTTGTTGATGTTACGGTTGTAGGCTCTGGCATTTACTCAATTATGACCAACGCCTATGCGCTGGATGAGTTTGGCGGAGCCACGGACGTACCTACGCACCAGAATTATGTGTTGGTTTCAGACAGCAGTCGGTTCGTCTTTGCGTTTGGATGTAACGACTATTCGTCAGCTACGCTTGACCCAATGCTGATTCGCTGGTCAGATCAGGAAGACCCCTACAACTGGACACCTGCGTCAACCAATCAGGCGGGGTTCCTGCGACTGTCTCGTGGGTCTAAGATAATCACTGCCACCCAGTCACGTCAAGAGATTTTGGTGTGGACGGACGCTGCTTTGTACTCACTCCAGTACGTGGGTGCACCGATTGTCTGGGGTGCGCAGCTTGTCGGCGAAAACATTTCCATTGTGGGCCAAAACTCCGTTGCATACGCCACGGGTGTGGCGTATTGGATGGGCAAAGACAAGTTCTACAAGTACGATGGTCGTGCGCAAACGCTTCCTTGCGACTTGCGCCGTTACGTGTTCTCAGACATCAACACCTCGCAGTTCGCGCAGGTATGCGCCGGAACCAACGAAGGCTTCAACGAAATCTGGTGGTTTTACTGCTCTACAAACTCCGAAGATATTGACAAGTACGTGGTCTACAACTACGTAGAAAACGTGTGGCATTACGGCAGTATGGGCCGTACAGCGTGGCAGGATTCTGGGTTGCGTAACTATCCGCTGGCTGCTACGTACTACAACAACCTCGTGAACCACGAGGAAGGGGTTGACGACAACGCCACAGCCACTACCCTGCCAATCGCAGCATCTATCACCTCCGCGCAGTTTGACTTGGATGATGGCCACAACTTTATGTTCGTGTGGCGTGTCCTGCCTGACGTTACGTTTGAAGGCTCTACGGCAAATTTGCCCAGCGCCACGATGTACCTGCTGCCGCTTAAAAACTCTGGCTCCGGGTACTCAGTCAACTCAGCAACGGACGCCAACCACTCCGTGGCCAACCAGAGTTCTGCCAGCATTACACGTATTGCGGTGCTGCCGGTAGAAGAATTTACGGGTCAGATTTTTACCCGGGTGCGCGGTCGCCAGATGTCCATCAAGTTTGAATCCACCGAATTGGGTGTGAACTGGCAGTTGGGCTCACCCCGCCTCGATATGCGTCAGGATGGGAGACGTTAATGACTTTGATTGTTACCTCAGACCTCGAACTGCAACGCATCGCACCTCCCGCGCTGCCATTGGCAACGGAGCAATACTCACGCCCGTATCAAGATCAGTTAAACAACGTCTTGCGTCTATATTTCAACCGTCTACAAAATGTTTTGGGGCAACTCGTGGCAACCATCGACACACTACCAGTCTCTATTGGCGGCACCAACGTAGATGCCTTTGGCCGGGTTCGCGTCAGCGAGCCCTATACCTTGTTCGACAGCCAGAACCGCTATACGGTTGATGCGCAATACGACACTGCCGTAACCGGAACAGGGACTACTGCATATCAAGTCAATGAGTCCGCCTTGAACATGTCCGTAACCGCCGGGGGCGTTGGCTCTGTGGTGCGCCAAACTTACCGCAGTTTTCCTTACCAACCCGGTAAAGGATTATTGATTCTGGCTACGTTCTGCATGGACGGCAGCATGAGCTTGAACCTGACGCAGCGCGTGGGATATTTCAACGAGCAGAACGGCGTGTTCTTTCAGCGCATTGACGGCATCAACTCCTTCGTGCTCCGTTCTTATGTGACGGGCGCCGTAAGCGATGCGCGGTCGATACCTCAATCCCTATGGAACGGGGACAAACTGGATGGCACAGGAGCATCAGGGTATACCCTAGATTCCGACAAGTCACAGATTTTGTGGATGGATTTTGAGTGGTTGGGCGTTGGCTCCGTTCGCTGCGGATTCATCATCAACGGTGAATATATCATCTGCCACACGTTCAACAACGCCAATGACATCACTGCCACATACATGACCACAGCCATCTTGCCTGTGCGGTATGAGATCACTTCTACTTCGGCAGTGGCTGCTACGCTCAAGCAAATTTGTTCATCGGTCATGTCGGAGGGCGGGTACAACGCCCAATCAGCAAACTACACGGCAAGCAGGTCTACAGAACGCTCCACGTTCAGCACAACCTTTATTCCGCTTATTTCTATCCGGCTTGCAACAGGTCGTTCTGGCGCTGTCGTATTGGTGACCAATGCGCAGGCATTTCCCACGGTCACGCAAAACTATGAGGTTGTCATCCTCAAAAATGCTACCCTGACAGGCGCATCATGGGCGGCCACAGTCAGCACCAACGTCCAGTTTGATGAGACTTCCACGGCGCTTACGGGCGGGGTGGTTGTAGACCAAGAATACATATCCTCTACCTCACAAAATAAAAGCGCGGCACGGGTGGATGTTGGCTATAACTGGGATTTGCAATTGGGTGCAACCATTGCGGGTGTCAGTGACGTTTACACATTGGCCATTCGTACCTTGAACGCCACACCCTCCGGTGATGCGTGGGGCGCAATTTCCTTCTTTGACCTGACAACTCAGTAACAACGCATTGCTTAGCATTGCTTTGCGCCGTGCCATAGGGGATACTGTACGTCCCTTCAACACAAGGTGCGAACATGAACGAACTCGAACTTTTTAACCGGTTAGCGAGGCACGTGCGCCCCGCCTTTACCGAGTACACGCCCATCGACTCGATGGATATTCCCTTCCCTGAAACGGGTCTGGACAGCATGGACGGGCTGATGATGCTTATTCACTTGGAAGACATCTACGGCCTTGACGACGAGATCGCCAAGCACTTTACGTTCACGACCCCCGCCGAACTAATGGCGCAAGTGCACCAGCACAAAACCAAAGAGCCCGAGTCTGTCGATGCTGCTATGGAGGAGGTGCAATGATCGCGCTGACCCATACCCGAACCATCTCCACAGAAGTCACAGAACTGCTTGAGGGCATCTCCTTTCCTCAGAAGGTACACTGGCTACCCGACACCTACGCTCGCGTCTCCACGGGGCTGTTTTACCCCCCGCATCGGCTGGCCGAGAAGGTGCTCGACCCCACCCTGATTAAACTCCTGCGAGACACCCCGTCCAAAAAGACGGCGTTCATCTTGGCAGCAGGCAACGCCCACTTCGCTGGCGTACCGGCAAACCCCCGAAACTCTCGCCTGTCGTATCAGTACAAACCCTTACCTTTGACGTTGACACAGGTCTATGCCAGCCGCATCGCCCAAGCATGTGGGGCGTCTGATCACATCGTGACCGACTCTACGGCCTGCGCATCCAGCCTCAAGGCACTCATGGACGTGCAGACCCTGCTGAACTTCTACGGGTTTACCCGAGTAGTCGTCTTATCAGTGGAGGACGCCGTATCGAATCTGGTGCTGGAGTTCTTTGGCGAGACAAAAGCATGCCTGACCGCCAAGCGGGAGGCCGAGGAGGGCATCCTCCCATCCGCCTTTGACGCCAAGAACGGTAGTTTCCATGTGGGCCAAGGCGCTGTATTTGCTGTCTTTGAGTCCGGTGAGGGGCTGTCATTGTCGGGGTTTACCCCACTGGCCAAACTCATGGGGGCGTACACCGCCAGTGAGCCATGCACCAATGCGCTTGGGCAACTTGACTCTGGCCTTGGGTTTGTCAGGGCAGCGCAGGGGGCCATTGAGGTTGCAGGTGTTTCAAGCAACGCCGTACGTATTGTGAAGACTCACGGGACTGGGACACTATCTAATAACGTGTCAGAACGTACTGCCCTATCGCAAATCCTTCCGGACGGCTTCGTTGCCACTTCCTACAAACCTGTCATTGGGCATACAATGGGAGCCAGTGGGCTGCTGGAAACTGCGCTCTTGGTTGACTCTTTGCGAGAAGGCACCATGCCAGCAATCAAAAACCGAACTGAGAATGACCGTGTGTTCCTATCAGAGCCCCTACCGACCCCTGAAGGATTGGTGCTTAGCCTCGCGGCGGGCATGGGGAATGTTTACTCAGCCGCAGTGCTGTCCGTAGGAGCCTGACCATGCAGCTTGTAGATAGCAACAAAGAAGAATTAGATACCTCCACCATCATTGCACGGGCTATAGGGGAGGCCAAAGATGCTGGCCAAATACCCAAGCAAGTGACCTTGCAAGCGGCCATCCTGTCGGTTGTTGCCGAAGGCACTATGCCCAACACCAAAGTCGAACAGATCGGTAACACCGTGTTCCTGTCGCACTACAGCGAAGACGGTAAAGAAGTTGCCATGCGTGCGTTTAACGCGGATACTGCGCGGAACTATCTGGAAAGCTCCATCAAGTACGTCAAGGCATTACCGGAACAAGGAGTTGAACGCATGACCAGCGATTTTTCAGACAAGAAGATTTTGCAGTTGTTCAACACAATCGCTCGCCGCCCCGAACTCCAAGAGTGGGGCATGCAAGTGTATAAATTGAAATCGGGCGCGATGCGTGCGTACGTTGTATTGAGGGGCGCGTAATGGGTGCACTTGCTGATGCTGTTGGGGATTTTATTGGTGGGGTTGCTGACATAGTTGGGGACGTTGTTTCGTCGGTAGGCAATGCCGTTGTTAGCGTAGTTGATTTTGTCGTTGACAAGATTATTGACCCCGTAATGACTACAGTTAGTAACGTCATTGAGGCGGCGCTCGACAACCCCATCAAAACCATCGCACAGATTGCTGCCGTTGTCACCCAGCAATACTGGGCGCTCCCACTCATCGCAGGTGCAGACGTTGCTATCAAAGGCGGTGATCTTGGGGATGTCCTTGAAGCCACGGCCAAAGCATATGTCATGCAGGAGGTGGGTTCATATGTAGGTGAAGCGGCGGGTTCTTACGCAGGAGAGGCGGTTGCGGGTTCACCTGAAGCGTTCCAAGCCGCTCAAATTGCCGCCAAAGCGGGCACATCCAGCGCCGCTACGATTGCGGCTACCATCGTAGGCTCAGCCGCTGGGTCTGCTGCTGTTGCAGTTGTATCCGGGCAAGACCCAGTTAAAGCATTTGTTACCGGTGGCCTTGGGGCAGCAATGCCCGCTATTCTTGGCAATGTTACTGGGTTTAAAGAACTGCCCGGTTCTGCGCAACGAGTAATCTCTGCCGCTGTATCTACTCAGTTGTCGGGCGGTAATGTCACCGCAGCCGTAATTGGCTCCGCGATTGCCGCATCGGGCATCGTGACAGACGCACTCAAGTCTTTTGACCCAGATGGCACAAAGCTCGACAACACACAGCGGTCTATCCTGACAGATGTGTTGATGGGCACCGCCACTGCTGCTCTGACTGGTGGGAGCCCTGCTAATGTTATCTCTGCGGCCCTGATAAAAGCGGGTTCTAAAGCGCTTGGCGATATGGCAACGACCGCGTTTAAAACTTCTACTACCGAGGCAACTGCGGCTTACGGTGCGGCATCGAAGGTGGCAGATAAACTCGACGGAAATCAATCTGCTCAGGCTACCGCTGCTAAGAACTACAACGACACAGCAACGGCGTTGCAGACCAAAATCAATGAGCAAAACCGGCTCCAAGGTGTGTATAACGCCGCAGTAACAGCACACAATGCAAACCCAAGCGAAGCTACCGCTAACGCTGCCAACGCCGCAATTTCTACCTATAACGCATATGTAACTAACCTCAATAAAGAGTACAACGATACATATCGACCGGCACTGGATAAGTACGGTAGTGAGCTTGATACGCTCAAGCAAACGGGCGCGGTTCTTTCCGGTGACTATGAGAAGGCCATCCAAGCATTTGCAACAAAGACCGACACTATTTCAGATGTACTTGACCCACTCTACCGTACAAGTAACCGTGCGTTTGTGGAGGTGATGGATCAGAAATTTAACGCTGAGCAGTACCGGAAACTAAACGGGCTGGGCGCAGGCGATGACCCGTACGAGCACTTCTTGTCCAAGGGCCAGTTTGAAGGCGCGCCGACAAACAACGTAGCCGCAGAGCCAATGATTGCTGTTGAGCGGGCACGTCTGGTTAATACAGCGCTGGAGAGTAAGGGCGTGACTGTTGCTACGGCTGACCCGGCCATGGTGTCGCAAATTCTAAACAATATTGACTCCCGGTATGGCAACAACCTCGGTGCAATGAAGGCAGCGTCCATTCAGGATGTAATCAACGGAAACACCACGTCTATCAACAAGCTGGTCAATAATCAGCAGAACGGTGTATTCCTAGTAGAAGTATCCGGCGTTGCATACGGAGATTGGAAAAAACCTCCTACCGACAGATTTACCGCCCCTACGGGTACCAAGCTGGCCTCGTTTGAGGCGTTTAACAACGGCACTGCCTCGCTGGTCTACGACACCAAGGGTAATCCGGTGTGGATTGAACCTGACGCTAAGACCGGCGTTGCAATGTGGAACCCCGCCGAGGGCAACACGCTCGCAACAGTCACTGTTACGGCCAAGCGTCCCACCGAGCAGGAGCGTATTATCGCCATGTCGGAACTGACCGGCGCGGATGCGGTAAACAATGTAGTTTCTCAAGGCATGATCAATGCCGCCAAGACCCTTGTGGGTTGGGCCAAAGACACTGGAAACTCTACGGTCATCAATACAGCAGCTAACGTCATTAAGGCCGGTGGTGGGTTCATCGAGTCTATCAACGGCGTTTCTGCACTGTTTGGTTCAGTGCCTAAAGATACTGCTGTGGGTAAGTTAGCCAACGCGCTGAACAACGTCGGTAAAGCTGGGAACACTGCCCAATACCAAGCGGCAATCAAAGATGTCAAGGACATGGTAGGCAACGCCAAGGGCGTGGGCGGCACGCTGGCGGCTATTTACAAAGGTGCTACAACGTACCCGCTGGAGTTTGCTGCCGAGTTCATCGGCGTCGAAGGCTTCCAAGAGATTGCACCGTTTCTGATTGGTGGTGCTGCAACAACCGCTGCCAAAGGTTTGGCACTGGCCCGAGGCGTTGGCCAACAACTGGCGACCCGTATTGGCGGTGTGGCAGGCATGACCGCCGCAATTTCCACTGACGTGATTGAGTCAGCCGGTGGAGCAGCCGCAGGCGCGTTCGATGAGGCATACAAACTTGCTATTAAGAACGGCAAGAGCGAAGCTGATGCCACAAAGATTGCGTTGGACATCGCGCAAAAGTCCGGCATTGTTTCCGGGCTGGTGACAGCCGCCTCAATGGGTCTGGGTGGTGGCGCATTGGAGAAAGCAATTTTCAACGGGAAAGTCTCTGGTACGGGCTTTGGGGATGCACTGACCAAGCTGGGCGAAGCTGCCAAAACTGGCACCAAAATTACTTTGAAAGAGGGTGTATCTGAGGGTGGCGAAGAGGGCATCACTCAAGCGTTCTTGGAAGGCCAGCTATACAAGCTCGACCCGACTCGTGATGTCGCAGCAAACATCACTGCCGCCGCTGCTTTTGGCATGATTGCGGGTGGCCCCATTGCTGGTACCGCATACGCAGGCTCACAAGCCGGGGATGTTATCTCCAACGCACTGCAAGCTAACCCGCAAATCGCCAGCATACTAGAGACCAACAAGGGCAATCCCGCCGCTGCAAATACTGCACTGGCCAATCTTGGCATCACGGACAACACCATCAAGTCAAACTTGATGAACGTCATTGACGATGCCAACTACACAAGCAGCCAAGAGGCTGCGGATACATTGGCCAAACGCAGTGACTACTCGTTTACCAGTGATGATGTCACTGCCTTGACCGGCCAAGCGGCTGAGAGCACGCTCACCGCACGTGTTGAAGCGTATGTTGACCCCCGGGTGCTTGACATTGCAGAAGTGAAAGCCGCCGCCGCTGCTGAAGGTTATACCCTCACTGATGCGGAAGCTCAGAAGTTGGTTGGCCAAAAAGATGAAATTGCAGCAGTTGCTGCGGCCCGCGCAGAGTTCGATCTTAAAGCGACAACATATGACGAAGCCAAAGCATTCTTTACCGCCAAAGGGTATACACCTTCTGCGGATGAGATCAAGCAGTTTGTCGGCAGCAAGGCTGAAGCTGACCAAACTAAGGCTGTTGCAAACTACGTGAACCCCCGTCAGGTAACAACTGAGGAAGCAAAGAAGTACCTCACTGATCTGGGGTACAAACCAACTGATGCGGAAGTCAAGCGGTTCGTCGGCCAAGTCAATGAAGCCGAGCAGGCCAAAGCCATCGGCACTTACGTTGACCCCCGCATGGTCGATGAGGGTGAGGTCAAGGCTGCATACGAATCACTGGGGCTGAAGAAGCCTACTGCCGATGACGTTAAGAAACTGATGGGCCAGTACGACGAGACTGGGTTGACCGCCAAAGCTACTGACTACCTGCCAACTGCGCGGTTCAACTCCATCATGGCGCAGCTTGACGAGATGAGTTCTGGCGGCGTTAGCCAAGAAGCAAGGGACGCAATTGATCTGGTGCGTAAAGACCTCACAAAGTCGATTGCTGATACGGGGCTGGAGGTTGCCAAAGTTGCTTTGAAGGTAGACACGGCCAAAGCCGATCTGGAAAAAGCAATCACCACGCTGGGCACCGCCACAGACAAGAATTTTGGGGCTGTGGACAAAGCTATCCAAGACCTGCGCGACGCAGGGCTCACGGCGGATGACGTTAAGGCCACGGTCGATAAGATCGTAGGCAGTGCTGGCACAGACGAGGCTGCTGCCACCGGCATCTACGCGCACATCGACGGTGTGAACACCAAGATTGACAACATCAATACGTTGATTGGTGCACCTGCCGAGGGCGATACGGCTGCGACTGGCTTGTACGCCAAGATTGATGCAAACGAAGCCGCTGGCCTGACTCGGGATGAGGCCACCCAGAAAGCCATTGCCGATGTTGCCACTGAACTTGGCACCACCAAAACCGCTTTGCTCGACTCGTTGGGCATTACCGAAGGCAACCTTACTCGCAAGATTGAGGGGCTGGAGACTGCATTAACGACCACCGAAAAGAACATTCTTGACAAGGTTAAAGAGTACGAAGACGCTGGTCTTACCCGCGATCAGGCGACCCAGAAAGCGGTTGCCGACCTTGCGACCGAGCTTGGGACTACCAAGGCAGACATCCTCACAAAGATCGGTGCGACTGAGAC